TGGTCCAGGACAACATTTTCAAGAACACCATGATCATGGTTTTTCTTATAACTGCACAGTTTCTTTAGTTGCATATGTTAATGATGATTATGAAGGTGGAGAACTATACTTTAGACTTCAAAACTTAAATATTAAACCAGAAGCTGGAGATCTTTTTATATTTCCATCTAATTATATGTATCCTCATCAAGCAATGCCAGTTCACTCAGGAACAAAATATTCTATTGTTACTATGCTAGACTTTAATAAAAAATTTCATACTCCAGAGATGTATACTCCAGATAATTAATTATGTTAAACATTTCTGTAGAAAAAAGAATTAACTCTAATGTAGCAATATCTCCAATGTCAATAAAAAGAGATTGGATGGACAAGACTCCAGAAAAGCATGCATATAGATGTTTTCCAGTTACTCAAGCAAATATGATTGGCTGGAACTTATCATGGAAAAAAGATATTAAGTTTATTTGGAATGGAATAAACGATACATCACCAGACAATGTTAAAATTTTAACTGAAGATAATTTGATTTATACTGGAAGAGGTCAGTCAAGTGTAAGCTTCACAACTGGACTAACCTTTAAAACAGAAAAAAATATTAGTCTTTTTGTAATAAATCCAGTAAATTATTTTAATTTAGATTTTGAGGTTATGTCTTCTTTGATAAGCACTTCTTGGTTTGATAATGATTTTCCACTAGCAATAAAGGCAAAAATCCCAAACAAAGAAATATTCATAAAAGCAGGAGATCCAATTGCAACAATTATTCCAATTTCTTTAACTGATCTAGATAACACTTGTATTAAGGTATACGACTATCAGGATCCAGGAAACATTAGACAAGATAAACATAAGTCATATGGAATTGCTGCCCAGGAAATAAACAAAGTTGGTAATTGGACAGACTGGTACAGAGATGCAGTAAATGAAAAAGGTGAAAGCTTGGGAAGCCACGAAACAAAAGTTTTGCGTCTTTCCGTAGAAAATAATGGAAAAATGGTATAATCTAATCATGGATAATTTAAACGCTTCTGTCGTAATAAGAAAACCTTCAATGACACCCTCTGGTTGGTTTGGCAATGGCAAAGAAATGATTGTTGAGCTAGAAAACTTTATGACTCAAGAAGAAATAGAGTTTTTAGAAAAGGCTGCAAAGTCTTTGACAATTTGGGATGTAACCCAAAGCCATGTTAATGAAAATGGAACAGTTGTCTATGACTCTGAATACTGGAAAGACAGAGTGGCAACCAGTCCAACTCTAGATAAAAATGATCCAACCATTGCTCCAGTAATTGCAGGACTGTTTAAAAGGCTAAAGCCTATAGTTGAAGAGTTTTACAAAGTAAAGGTTGTTCCCACTGGAACAACTATTGTTAGATGGCTACCAGGCCAGTTTCAGAACCCTCATGCAGATAAAGAACTACATGAAGGACCAGATGCAGGTCTTCCTAATGATTTTCCAAACTATGATCTTTCAAGTTTATTTTATTTAAATGAAGACTATGAAGGTGGAGAGCTATACTTTCCACTACAGGGTGTACAGTTTAAGCCTAAAAAAGGTGCAGCGTATTTTTTCCCAGGGGATATGAATTATGTTCATGGAGTAACAGAGATTAAAAGTGGCATAAGATATACCTGTCCATTTTTTTGGGAGATTACAGAGCATACAGGAGATAGAAAACCATGATCATGGTGTTCTTGAAAATGTTGTCCTGGACCATACTTAATAAAATTAAATGCTTCCCAGTATTTTAAATCCATTATGTTGTGTTCTGCACGATAATCTTCTACGGCAGCAAACTGTGCATCATAAACTTCTTGCCATAAATCTTGTAAGATTAAAGATTCTTCACTTTTATCATTTTCTATGTCTGTTTTTTTATATTTAAAATCTACACAATCTCTGTATCCTGGCATAAATTCTTTATATCCAACGTATGCTGGCATCCAATGATACCTATTTCCTTCAGGAGATAGTTCTCCATAATCAGCAACTGATCCTAAAACACCCTCAAGTTTATTGATGACGTCAAATTCTTTTTTAATTACATTTTTGTATAAAAAAATACCATTTCCTAGGTTTTGTCTTTCTGTCCAAGTTTTCATATATTCTCCTTTTTATTTGTATTCTCTTTTGTGCCAAACTTTGTTTTTGTATATACCGCCATCTGGCTGACGATAAAAGTGCATATTCTTTACCATTTTATCATAAATTGTTGTTTCATTTTGAAAGTCTACTTCATGTTCCCAATTTTCTCTTTTAAATGGTAATATCTGCATATAGGGAGTTCCTGCTGGAATAGTTCCTTCCCAACCTATTGGAATAAAAAATGGAAATGTTCCTAAAAGATGAACCTTATCATTATCAATAATTCCAGTTGTATTTAAAAATGGTAGATCAAACCTATTCATGGGTGTCATAAATAGTGCACTATAGCCATCTGGTAGTTCAAATCCCCAGTCTGGGTACCATGCAAAGTGATCCTGATAAAATCCTTCTGGGTGTTTAAATTGTGGCATAGGGGGTCTCTTGCTGCAAAAATCTTTATGTTTTGGATCTAAAATTTCAAAATCAATGACATTGTTGGCATTTTTAAAAAATTTAATGTCGCATGGTGTGTTTAGTATGTATCCAGTTAAAAATGAATCCATAATAGCTGGACAGGCTTTCCACGTAGGAATTTTTCCATAGTCATCTTTTGTTCCTTCTTTTGGAAAAGGACAAATTTCTTTTGGTGCTTGGTAATGCTTTTTTGTAATTGGATCTCTAAAAAATCTGTCTGCATTTTTATACCAGTCAGGGATTGTATTTTGTGTGGGAGCAGGAATTGATGGACTTTCTTTGTTTAGCCAACCTCTATAAGATCTAAAAATTATTTTATTAAAATTTTCCAACTTCATTATTTATGGCCAAGCTTATTTATGTCTGTCATTACAACAACACAATATTTAGTTCCTGTCTTCATAGGTAGAGATGCATGTTCGTATATATAGTTTGATGGGAAAATGGCTATATCTCCAACTTGTGGTCTATGCACATAGTTGTCTAGTCTTGGAAACTTAATTTCTCCACCCTCATAATCATCGTTTATATATATAACGGCAGAAACTGTGCAATTGTATGCTGGTCCGTGGTCTGCATGAATATTAAAGTGTGTTCCTTCACCTTCATACTTTACAAAGTTAAATGCTTCATAGTAAACAACACTAATACCCCAATATTTTGCATAGTCATCTACACAATATTTTAATTTTTGATATATCTCTTCATGAAGATCAATTAACTCTGCATTTGTTTCGTCTCTGGGTCCTAAATTTTCTTGTTTATACTTAAAGTCTACGCAATCTCTTGCTTTTTTGATTGGATTTGGTGAGTTTGTGACTGTAGCGTCAGCCCATTTATATTTTTTGTCATTTGACAAATTTGACTCTAGAGTATTTATGTATCTATTTGCATCATCAAGCGAAAAAGTATTTTTATATATATTTAATCCCAAAGCTGGATTTTCAACAATAATGTTTTCATTAAGAGTTCTACTTACTCTGTTCAATATTGTTTCTGATCTGTCTTTTGTAAACCATGGATTTTCGTTTTCGTCATAGGTTTGCATAATACACCTACCCCCTTTTTCTTAATTTAATTGTACCACAAAAACTTTGTGCCAACTAAATGTTTATCTTACCAGCAACTAAAGAATGGACTAAATCCTGGGAAGAACGGTGGGAAGAAAGGACCGAATCCTGGGAAGAACGGGAAGAACGGTGGGAAGAACGGAAAGAACGGTGGAAAGAACGGTGGGAAAAATGGTGGTGCTACTGGTGTAACTGAGTTAGAAGCCGTTGATGGATCTGATGTAGCAATAACATTATTTTGAGAGTCTTTGTTTCTTAAAGTAACAGTAAAAGTATACGCTGTTCCATTTGATAATCCTGAAACGTTAATAGGGGAACCTGAACCTGTTCCTGTAATTCCGCTTGGACTTGATGTCACTACGTACTCAGTTCCAGCTGGTTTTCCTAAATATGATGGTGCTGAAAAAGTAACATCAGCGTTACCATTGCCAGCAGATGCTGATCCTATGATTGGAGTTCCTGGTTTGCGTCCACCAGATGATGATGTAACTCCCTTATTCTTTGCACTCATGTTTAAAACCTCTCGCTAGATCTGCCTTTATATGAACATTATATACTATTATTTAACATTTTCTACTTGTTCCCATTTATTTAGTGGACATGATGCATTTGGTAATTTTGCTTTAAGGTTCATAATGCATCCACATTTTTTACATTGACTTGTAACCTTTACAAACTCAGGGCATTCTTTACATATAGAAAGACGAGCTTCTGTAGCCTCTTCTGATAACTTTTCTAAAGTTGGATTAAACAGGTCCCATGGTCTTGCTGGTCTATCGTATGGTTTTGACATTTTTACCCCTTTTATTTTATTTCTATTCTGTCGTGCTTAGCCTGATACTGATTCACAGACCGTGCATGTACAAGTACCGCTCCAATAACATACATAATAGTAAGTTCCTCCTGGCTCATCAAAGCTTCCTGAGTCACACACTGTTCCTGGTGAACATGGAAGGAACCCTGGGAAGAACGGGAAGAACGGAAAGAATGGTGGGAAGAAAGGTCCTGGAACAATAGGTGTTATAGAATTAGAGGCTCCAGAAGATAGAGAATCTACAACTCCATTGTTTAGTTTTACGGTAAAAGTATATGCAGTTCCGTTAGTTAGTCCTGTAACGGTTACTGGAGAAGTTGATGAAGTTCCAGTTATTCCCCCTGGATTTGAAGTTGCAATATAGCTTGTTCCAACTGGTTTTCCTAAATACGACGGAGCAGTAAAAGAAACCTCTACTGTTTGTGAAGCAGAAGTAGTGGCGGTTCCTACTGTTGGTATTCCTGGTTGGTGGCCAGCGGATCCTTGTACCCCCATAAGGATAAATGACATTTTAAGCCACCAAGTCGCCTATAGCAACCCATGTATCTGTGGCACGTTTAATTAATACAGCTGATGACCATTGAGTCCTTAGTTTTAGTCCTGGAGTAGCGTTAATAGTTACCCCTGCAGCAGGAGTAATAGTTGTTTGTCCAGTATTAGTTTGAACAATGAATATTTGTGTACCAATAGCAAAGTTTTGAGATGAATTATCTGGGACTGTTACGGTATTGGCAGAACCAACTGAAATTTCTACAATTTTTGAAACATCAGATAAAACTATTGAGTATGATGCTGTTTGTGCATTAGTTCCAAATCTTATATTTGGAGAAGTTATTGTTGCACCAGTTATTATTGAAGAAGATATTGCTCCAAAAGTTATTGTTGGAGAACTTAGTGTTTTGTTTGTAAGTGTAACTGTGTTTGTTGCAGTAACTGAGGGAGTAGCCCATTCAAGTCCCGTTGCTGTTGCAGAGTTTGCAGTTAAAACAGTACCATTTGCTCCAACAGTTAATAAAGATACTGCAGATGCAGATGAAGCACTAAGCAATGAACCTTTTGCTGTAAAAAGATCTGGAGAAAGTCCAGAAAAACCATCAATTTGAGACTGAAGATCATTTATTGTGTAAGCAATTGAAGGGTTTAAAAGATTTGCTTCATCTGATTCAGCCGTATCAAAAGTATATGATCCGTAGTGATAAAGCCTTAGAGCAGCTTGTATATCAGCAGCATCTGAGTACCCTGGAATCTTTGTTGGTATTAAAGTTCCTATATTTTCTGCTGCCATTTTTCACCTCTCAAAAATTATACCATAATTAAATAACTATTGATATAAAAATGTGCGTAATAACCTCTCCAGATAGATTTGACCAAGTTCCAGATACGTTTTGAACTGCCTTAAAATCAATTACAAGATTTTCTCCAGTAGTTAAAGCTGGTATAGACATTGATGATGCTATTGGATTTGTATGAGAAATACTATATTGAACACTAAAGTTTGATGCTTCTAGTGGTGCTGCTGAAACCGTAACAATATCATTTATTGGAATAATTATTTCTCCTACACCATCAGTATAGGTTGTTAATATGTTTTTTGAATAAATTGCAGGACTTATTTTTAGTGTCTCTACCCAAACATTTCCACCAGGCTCTGATCTATATTGATACATGTATCCATAATCTGCTCCAGGAGAAGTATTAATATACATGTCATTTAGTTCTACTTGCTGACCTATAGTGATTGTGTTTGGATTTCCAACACCAACAAAAATCTGACTTCCACGATCTCCCTGTGGACCTATGTCAACAGATAGTTCAATTGTTGACGGTGGTCCAAGGATTGTAATATCATCGTTAGATAAAACAACATCTGTCATTAAACTGCACCAGTTACATCATCTTGAACTGTAATTGTTCCAGTAAGCAAGGTATAAATAACATTTGGATCTGGTACCGTGTTTGTAATTTGAACATCATAAACATATGATCCAGCAGTTAATGATCTTCCTACAGATGGATTAATTGTACAAGTTACAATATCTAATTCTGTGTTTATTGTTGCTGTTGCTGAGTACTGTGTTGCACTAGACCCTCTTTGATTTGCAATTGTAAAGATTGCTGAAAAACCATCCAATGGGAAAGTTTCTCCGTTTGGTGATTTTGGACGGGCAACAAACTCAAAAGTGTCACCACGATAATATGAAAAATTATATACGCTTGGAAATGCCATTATTCCTCCTAGTTTATTATACCATTAAGATACTGATATATATATAGACTTTAGGATTACCTCACAAGGGCTATCTGTTCTTATCTGTGGAATCCCGCCAAAAGTTTTAAATTCTTCTCCCTGTACAAATGCGGTATGCTCACAGGAAAAATCATAAGAGTGCTGATATTTAAAAGATCCAATAAAAGATACTGGAGATACATCATCATCAACAAGCAAAGTTCTTACGGAAACCTCTGTGTTGTTTACATATGTCGTTATGTCCAGATTATAACGAATTTTAACAATTGCTCCAATATGAAGGGTTTGTAGATTTATTTTTCTTGTGACAAAGTTCCATAGTCCTACGTGTCCTTTTGGTAAATATTTTTCATTTGTATTTTCACCTTTGGCATCAACCCAAAGATTTACCCAGCCATCTTGACCTTGATCAATTCCAGTTCTTTGTTGTTTTACTTCTAGGTTTTCGTAATATCCCCAACCAATTTGTTGCTCTGAAGGAGAAAGAACACTTTTACCATCTTTGCCAGAATCCCCCTTATCGCCCTTTAAACCAGGTTCTCCCTGAATTCCACGGTCTCCTTTAGGTCCTGTCAATCCCTGTGGACCTTGAGGGCCAGGAACGGGAAGAAAGGATAATCCTTCATGGTTAACCGATTGTTCTACTTTTGCTGCGTAGTTAGATTTTTTACTAAATGGGGAATCCATGTTTTTTGAAATAGACATGGGATAAAGTTATTTCTTTACTTTAAAGACTGTGTTATTAATTTTAATAACTGGAGGTAGTTTAGTCTGTACATCAGTTACTTTAATTATCACAGACTTCCTCCAGGTGTTACATCTCCAAGAACACAGATTGTTCCAATTACTGGAGACCAGATAGTGATGTCACTACCGTCAACAATTTTTACCTGTAAATCAAAAGGTAGCTCAGCAACAACTGATCTATATGCGCTACCCCAGTTTGCAGTAAGATCTGCTGGGGCTTTTACTATTACGTATCCATTTTCAACTTCAACAATAAGCTCATCAAGAAAATCACCAGACTTATCATAGGCTGTAGCCTTATATGTCCAGTCTGATGTGTCAAAAAATGTTATTTCGTCATTTTCCAGGAAGTCAACTCTAAATGTTGCTGTATCTCCACGAACTACTGTCCATTGTATATTTGCTGGAGTAGCGCCAAATTTTTCTATTATAGGGGAGCACATATAAGGATTATATCATATTAAATGACTAAGCCCCTAGGGGCAGTGGGGGTGGGTAGAGAGCAACCTAGGGGCCAGCCGTATAAAGT